GGTGAGAGAGAGATTAGGCTCCCAGGATTTTGGAGAGGTGAGAACCGACGGCACCGTCATTAGCACCGTGGAACTTGATGACATTGTCCTGAACACCAGCGGTGCTGAGAACCGTCCAGAGCTTCATTGCCGCTTCAGAGGGCAACTCGCAGAAGTAGCTAGCCAGAGCACTGATGTGTTCTTCGCTGAGTTCTTCCTTGCAGATCTCTTCTGCCTCAATCTTCTCAACCATGGCACAGTGCTCATTCAAGGAGAAGGCTTTGAGAGCATCTTTCCGCTCACCAGCCAGCAGTTGCTGGACCGTCACCACTCGCTCGTAGTTCTGAGCGAAGTCGTTGAGAGCAACAGCAGCTTCGAAGCCGACGAAGCTTTGGGCAAGGGTGAACATTTCAGGACCAGCTTCTTCAAGGTAGCCAGCACCTGCGAGCACATCGTTCAGTCGCTTCCAGCTACGACGGCTGGGGTACCGCTTGTTCGGCTCGATGTCACCCTTGTGCTCAAGGTGATCACGGTTCTGGTTGATGAAGTCCCAGATCAGGGAGTCAACATTGTCCTTGCCCCAGTTGAGCCAGTCCTCAACCGTGGGATCAATGTCCCAAACCGACCAGCGGTCAAGTTCAGCAGGGTCCATTTCATTGACCTGGTACTGCTCACCATGCTCACCGCCGTTGATGGCTGCGAACACAAGGGTGTCTTCATGGAGGTAGTGACCGTTCAGCTTACGGCTGTCCGTGAGTTCGAAGATGCCTTGTCGTACTTCCAGAGTAGCACGATCAACTTCGTCCAAGAAGAGCACCACAGGTTCTTCACAAGCTTCTTTGAACCAGTCAGGAGGATTGAAGCTTGTGCGGTTGCCGTCAATGCTGGGAAGACCGACAAGGTCACCTTCCGTCATTTGGCTGGCTCGCCGTTCAATAACAGGCAAGCCCATTTGAGCAGCAAGCTGATAAACAACTTGGCTCTTGCCAATGCCGTGACGACCACGGAGCAGGACAGGCAAACGAGCAGCAGACACTGCGGGTGCAAGGTTAACAAAGGTTTTGAAGTCAACAGCCATGATATCTCTCTCCCTTACACTAGTATATTACTACAGATTGGGTATTCGTCAACTTATTTCTGCTCTTTTTTCACTTTTATTGTCTTTTTTTATTCCCTGCTTTTTCAATGGGTTAATTTAACTCTCCCGTAGTGTGATACGGCAGTTAAGAAGCTGTTTAACACCTTCTCGATCTTGTGATAGAATGGTAGTCTTGTGTGGGGATGCTTGCTTTTCTTTTGGGTTGACGGCTATCTATTTACCGTGTATTTAATACAAATACTGCCAATCGCTGACAAAAGCAGCCAATAGCAGGCATCCCTAACATACTGATAAAGCTAGCATAACCACATCATTTTGCTGTAAAAACAATCACTTCTAAAAACTCTGCATTTATTGCAGTAATCGTGCAATTTTTGCAGTGTTCTGTAAACAGGGTTGTAAACAGCTAGCAACCACTACATTATACTTCCTTTCTTACTGAATCTATTACTGTATATAATACTATAGGTATGCTTAATAATATGAGCTTGATTAATCCTTTCATTTTCTTTTTTTTGTGCCTTTCATTCGGGTGATTATAGCAGCCACTCGGTCGCCAACAAAGTAAGTCAAAAAGTAAAATGAGATCATAAAGATCACAAATGATATGAACTTTACGATCGTATTCATTTACTCTTCTTCTACCACTGGAACATAGCCAACAACAAATGGGTGCTGGTCAGAGTCGTTCTCCCAGACAATGCCGTCATAAGCCCAACTCTCATCAATGTCGAAGTGCTCTTCAAAATAGATCTCATCGGCTTCGTCTTCGTCGGTAATCTGCCAAGCATCCACTAGAAACTCTTTAGCAGTTGTGTCTGTCCAATCTAGTCGCCAGAACCTTCCGCCCTCAGGGTATTCACCTCCATTGGAAATGTCTTTCAACTCTCCGTTATCAATCATCTCCTGAAGTCTTGGATACTCTTCTGTATCCAGAACAATAGTTCTTGCTTCTACGATGTGTTTCTCTGTACAGACTTTTACTTTAATTTTCATTTTGTTCTCCTTCAATAAAGTCTTTGGCTAGTGGGAAGATCTCAGCAATCACTTTCGCACAGGCATGAGCGATTTCCATATGTTCTTTTTGGGTGCCGTTGGCTGCTCGCAGTTCGATGTAGTGAATCCACGAGCGGAGTGTTCCATTCATATACAATCGTGTTTTGGTATTGCCCTCAGGGAGAACAACTCTTGCTTGCTCTTTAGCAATCCCGTTCTCGATAGCCCAGTCATATGCTTCTTTGGCTCTATCGATTACGAAGAGTTGTCTGGCTTCCCATTCTTCTTTTAGGGTGTCGTCATCGATATCAAGTGAGTTCTGTCTGTTCTTTTTATCTTGTAGCCTTGCTTCCCGCAAAACAAACATGTCACCCATCTCTTCTGGGTTGGCATACCGCTGACTGAACTCCTGAAAAGCAAAGGAACGGTGTCGAACAATCTGGTGGGCAATGTCTCTGGTCGTATTGATCTCTAGACAGGCATTCACCATCTCAAGTGGTGACCAGTGAGCATGTTTAATCAGGTATTTGATCAATCGCTCAGAGGTTTCCTTGTTCATCTGGTTGCTGGGGTTGCTCACCCTCGCACAATAGGCAATCAGTTCCTGAACATTATTAAGATCAAGCTCAGATCCGTCGGGAACCCGTGAGTATGAAATAAGTTTTACTGTCATGCCTACAAAGCCGCCAAGATAAATGTTGTGACCACATATAAGATTGCGAGTCTGTTTAGTTGTCGTTTAGTGCTCTTTAGTTCTTGAGCAATTACATGTATCTTATCACTGTTTAGCATACATTGTTCAGTTAGTTTTTTAATGTCTTCCATTTTAATCTTCTCTATTTTCTTCCTTCAGTTTTTCGAGCAGTAAGTCGAGGAACTCAAGTGTTAACTTAGCCATGAAGAATCCGCCGATCAAAACGACGGCTGCTAGAATTGCTACTTTCATTGCTGCTTCTTCCTAACATTCTCAATATGTCGATCTAGATACCACTTCGCCTTTTCCAGGTCTTGGATCTGCTCACCCTTGAAGGGGGCACGAAGCATATACTTGATTACATTACCTACATTAAAGTTAAGATCCCAACTCTCAATCACATCAATAGCTTCAATGCCCTTGTTGTAGTGTCCTGGATGATCTACATTGTTATTCAATTTGTTCTCCTTCTCTGATAACAAGCTCCACATCAGAAGTCTCTGTATCCGTTTCAATCCAAACCCTTGCTCCACAGCTTAGTGGCTTGTGTGGGCTGTAGATTACTCTTCCTAATTCTACACCATCCTTTGTTTTGATTATAGCCTCATGAGCATAATTGTTTTCTTTGTATGTCTTTACCGTCAAGACGGGCTCGTCGGTTCCGTTCTTTGTGTTCCGACGGATGACATTCTGATTTACATGGATGATCTTTTTCATTTCATCAACCTAAAACAAAGATGACTACCGAAGTTTGAAGGACAGCCAGAGCAGTGAAGTAGATAAGCAAAGCACCGTCTGACCAACCCTCAACCCACTTATCAAATTTCTCTTTCATTATGCTGTTCCTAACTTGTGCCATCCACGGCGGGTTTGAAATTCGTTGTGAAGGAAGGGGTCCCAAAAATCTTCAGTGTTCATCAGGTGCTCATAGCCACCTGGGGACAGCCGTTCCGCCTCTTTCCAGACGATGTCAAAGGCTTCAATTCGTGCGATAAGTACTTCTTTTTCCATAGCTTTTCTCCTTATGCTAGGATGAGTTCGCTACCAACCTCTTTGATAGCCTTGATAACTTTGTTGCCGAATCGCTTGTTCATCCACTTGCTACCCCACATGTAGACTGGCATACTGACGGGGAACTTGCTATTTCCCTCGTAGCCATCAAGATTCACACGGGACCCGTGAACGGGGCAGATCAAACTGAACTGGTTGTGCATGTCGCCGAAATAACTACTCTGTTGTTCAATGTTTCGGGGAACCGCAATGTTACGAGTGCGACCTTCATGGTCTTTAATGATAATGCTCTTGCTGCCACGGAAGACCCAGTACTCAAGCACATTGCCCAAGCCGCTGCTATTCTTAGTATCCTGCTGACCGATCTGGGACCAGTCAATGCCCTGAACCAAGCCGACACGATCAACATATTCTCTGGTGGTATAGTCATATTCACGGTACTGGATCAGAGCACCGGGAACAATGCCAGCAGCTTCAAAGGTCATCCGAGCAACTCGGTGAGCCAGGGACTTCATCGCACGGCACTCACGGATGTGAGCTTCCTTTTCTGGGCAGTTGCGACGATTGTGTCCAGTCCTGCCGCAGAAGCTACATTTGCGGCTGTTACCGCCCCGCTCTTTACGGCGGGCACTAGCAGCAACTCGCTCGGCATGTTCCATAAAGCTGGTGGCTTCCCAATAGCTGATGTGCTCTTCGTGATCAATGTGGTGAATGTCATAGTAGTCGCTGACACTATGGGCTGCCATCTGCTTTTCTCTGAGCGGCTTAATCACTTCGGAGAAGAAGTAGCTAGCATCAGGATCAAGCTCAAAGCCATATTTAGCACAGAGTTTGAGCACCTTCTCATAAGCCGCTTTGATCTCAGGACAACCACGACGATTGTGACC